GAAACGATCCTAAAGCTAAAACAGAAACTTACAGAGGCAGGATAGGCACTGGAGTAAGGACTTCAGATTCCTACAAGGTTTTTGGCTATGTGCATCCACATTATCCTGAAGAAATAACACATATGTGCTATGGTCTGGAATATTTTGAACCTGAGGTAGTTCTTAACCACACAAAAAATCTAGCGGATGGCTGGTTTTATTTTGATGCAGGAAGCTCTATGCCAGCAATTAAAATTTCCTATGATGAGTTAAAAAGAGCTTTCATTGAACTCGGACTATTAGATGCTTGAGTTTATTCTTATCTCACTAGCTTGGTATGTAACTGCTGATTTTAATCAACAAGTTAATATAATTACACAGCTTTGGGCAATTACAACACTTGCTTTATGGTACAATTTTATACAGAGTATTTGGATAATTCATCAAGGTGGGGAGAATTACTATGACTGCGGATCAGATAGCTGAGGCTGTAGCGGATATCTTAGCTTCTAGAATAGTACGTACTGTAAAAGATGATACACTGCTTATGGCAGCTATAAAGGAAACTGAATTGGGTAGAAATACGATAGTGGACGCTACAGCTGTCTATAATCGTATTCTGAATGCGGATCGAGCTTTTGATTTATATGATGAGCATATCTTAACTCCACCTTGGGAAAATGTAATTATTGGCTATAAAAACTCTTACAATAATCTGATTCTTGCTAGCATGTTCACTGTGGAGGCAAAAGAATTAGATACTGTTGTTAAAGACTATCAAAAGCTTAAAGATTGGAAATGGAAAAGTCAAAATAAAATTGACTGGAATAACGTAAAATGGATTACCAACACTACTGTATGGGCTCGTCCTAGACCTTCTAATAAAGTTTATGGTCCTTTGCGAAAAATGAATTGGGCCATTTATGAAGATGGCAGACCAGCAGATTTACATTGGGCAGATTTTATAGAATTTCCTAAAGAAGCAACAGAATTTATTGAACTAACTCTTTTACAAACTATTAATTTTATGAATTGTCGAAATGTCAAATTAGTAGAACCTAAGCGACCAAGAGCAGAACGCCGTCGTATAGCACGTACAGGATTAAGAGTCTCTCATATATCCGTTTTTCCTGTGGGTCTTAGTTATCAGCGAGGTACTTCCCGCTTTCGCCCCGAAGGTACAGGTAAGCCTCTACACACAGTTAGAGGTCACTTTGCAGAGTATGGTGTCAATGGTAAAGGGTTACTATTTGGAAAATATAGTGGTAGGTTCTTTATTCCTCAACACACCAGAGGCAGTCTAAATTTTGGTCAAACAGAGCAACATATCCAAATTAAGGATAAATAAAATGAAAAAACTACTTCTATTAGCTCTTATAGCTGTAGTGGGCTGTTCTGCAGAACAAATTGAACCTACCGCTACACCCACTACACCGCCTGCCGAAATAGAGCCTATTCTGCCTATTCCTAGAGAAGTAAAATCCTATGCTATTCCACCTGAAATATCTCCTGCTCCTGAGCCTCCTGAGCTTTCTAAACCTAAACCTGAATCTAAACCTGAACCTAAACCTCCGACTACAATTTCATTATGGCCTACAACAGCCTTTTTAGACCAGAGTGTGCTTGATGATGGTAAGTTAGTTACCTGGTTTATCTACCATGATAAGACTTGTGTTATTGCTGGACATGATGTAGATGGTTGGCATTGGTTAGATAATATAGCTGAAAGAGTTACAGTAGTTATCGAATCTGGCCCGTGTAGCGGGAGTTATGTTATTACAGGTCATCATTGGGTAGAGGACAGAGGAGCAAAACCTCCGGAGTTACTATTTAATTATGACCTAGTGCTTCAAACTTGTACCCAACCTAATGGATCTGGATTTAGTTTAGCGCAGAAAAAGTAGAGTTGACAAGTCATAAAACCTGTGGTATCATCATCTCTATGGCAAGGGAAGAGGAAATTTTAGAAAGATTAGCTTATTTAGAAGTGGCAACTATTCTAATTAGAAACCACATATGTCGATTACATAGTGAAAATCATACTTGCGTTGAGGCAGATGATACAGCAGAATTAAATGACATACGAGCAGCTCACCATCTCATGCATGAATACGCATCAAAATTTCTAGCTACTGGATTTACAGTTGAAACTTCAGAAGGAATGATTAGAAGAGTAGAAGAGGCTTTAAAACAATGACAATTGTTTCTTTTAGTGAGCTTAACACCTGGCAAAGATGTCGCAAAAGTTACTATTACAATTATACTTTAGGATTTATCCCTATTGAAGAAAGTCCTGCACTTAGACGAGGAAAGATGGGGCATCGCATGATGCAAACCTATCTTGAAAGTCGTTTAGCGGGGGTTTCACATGAAGAAGCTAAGCGAACTATCACAAAGGACTTAACTAGAGAAGAAACTGAAGATCCAATTATCATTAAGACTTGGGGACTGGTTTGTAAACATGTGGATACACTTGACTTTAGTAATGTCGAGTCTGTTTACATTGAACAAGTTTTCAAACATCCATTAGTAGAAGCTTTTGACCTTTGGGTAGGTTTTACTCCAGACTACGGATGGCTGTTTAAAGGAGGATTTTTAACTCTAGAAGATTTTAAATTTATTGAAAAAATGTGGAGTGAAAAAAAGAAATCTCGCTATGTTCAGCTAGACCTTTATGCTGGTTGGATGCGAGAAATGGGAGAGAACGTCTCTCAAAGCATTCTACGCTTCTTTAATTTAACAACAGGCGAAATTACATCTAAACCCTATACTCCATCTTCTGAAAAATTTAAAATTTTACGTCGTGAATTTACATTAGCAGCAATCGAGCTTCAAGAATTTAAGTCTAAAACCGTAGCAGAACAACGAGAGTTGGCTTTCAGAACTTTTGATAACAACACTTGTGCATTTTGTCGTTACTCTTATCCATGCAATCTTGAGGCTAATGGAAAAGACGCTAGTAAAACTTTCCTGGCTGAATTTACTACTAATGATTACGGATACGAACAATGATTATGCAACTAACTTTAAAAGATAAAGAATATGAATTTATGATGGACACTTTAATAGAATTATATAGAAAACAGGCAGACAAAAAACTTGAGAACTTAATTGACAATATTTTAAATCAAGCTATCAGGCAAATAAAGGACGAGCAATGACTGAAAAGATAGAAGAAAAGCCAAAGGCAGAAGTTTTTCCTCTGGATCAAGTTGAGCTGCCTCTGCACAGAACAACTATTCTCTATGGTCAAACAGGTAAGCGCAAAACTACTACAGCCTGTCGCATGGTTAAAGAGCGAGGGTTGTTAATTAGTGCAGACCATTCATGGGATGTTCTTTTTAAACCTGAAAACAAAGCTCTTAGAAACATAATAGATCTGAGAATTTATGATGGTCTGAGTGAGTTGGACTACATTGATTACTCAGGCTATGATACCATAATCGCTGATCCCATTACTTCAATGGTTGATCGCTTTGGTGATTTACTTCTTAAAGATGCTTCTTGGGCGGGTAAATTTAGAGAAAAACTTTCTACAATAAATCCCGAACTAAAAGGTGTAACGACTAAAGCCATGATTGACTATATGGTTATTCGTGATGCTTTCCAGCCCGCGTTAAACAGATTAATGACACTTCCAGCCCACATTATTTTCACAGCTCACGTTAACTCACCAATTAAAGTAACTCAAGATACAGATATGACGCTACGTCCTAGTCTTCCAGGAAAAACCTGGGAAATTATAAGTAAACCTGCAAGCATTATTGGATATATTGAAACGAAAGGCAGGGATAAAGTTACGGTTAATGTAAGCGAAACAGCCAGTTATTGCGTAGCCAAGTCAAGAGTTAGTGGAATTTCAGGCGTAATGGACTTAGAAGAGTTCATTAAAGCATACAGGGAGATTGTTCTATAATGGGAATTTTCGGAAAGTTAGATGCGCGCAATGTTTCTACTAATCCTTTCTTTGTTGAAGAAGGCGAGTACACTGGAGTAGTCGAGTCAGCAAAGATCGTAGAGAATAAGGAAAAAGAGAAGACTCAACTAATTATCAGTTACAAAATCACTGATAAAGGTAACAAGTATTATGGAAAGCTTGTTACCGAATGGTTTACTATTTATCCTGAAATGGACGAAGAGACATATGCATCTTTGTCTCCGGAAGAACAGGGAATTGTGGATCGCAACAACACTAATGTAAAGCGGCGGCTCTGTGGATGGAGTAAACCTGACGGGACAGTTGTTAGCACTGGTTTAGGTGTTCCGGAATCAGAGTTAAATGAAGACTGGGACCCTAAGGTTCTTCTTAATATCGAGGTTGATTTGGGTGTAAAAAATAGTGGCGACGATAACGAATACACTAATGTGAAGTGGGTTCGCCGCGCTGACGAAGCTTTCTAAGTTGATGGGTAGGGCGACTTCAGAGTCGCCCTACCCAATTAATTGCAGAATCTAGGAGACAGATGCTTATGGATATACCTGATTTCCTAGATGAGTTATATGGAGATAAAACGGGATATGTTTATTCTCCAGTAATGGAGAGTAAGAGATGGTTACCACATTTTTTCGAATGGCCACTACATCGCGATAACCTTATAACTCACTTAAAAGATCACTCTTCACGCGACGTTTATATTTCTCCTGTACTTTTTACAGCTAAAAGAGTTTCACCCAGAACTTTCAAAGGAACTAACTATATCTGGACAGAGTTTGATGGCAATGCTCCTGAAAGTTTTCAATTAGAGCCTACACTAAGAATCTGTTCAAGCAAATCCGGACACGAACATTGGTATTGGAAACTAGATAAATTCACGAATAATGTAGTTGAAATTGAAGATGTAACTAAAAGATTAGCTTATGCGCTAGATGCAGATTTATCAGTTTGGGATTATGCAGTAGTTCTTAGACCTCCAGAAACTTTTAATCACAAAAGACAATTAACTACAAAACTTATCAAAACTTCTATAGGTGTTTATACTTTAGATGATTTTAAGTTTCTACCTGAACCCCCCGCTACAGCTTCTATCAACATAGATAAGACAAAACTTCCTTCACTTCTAACTCTTGTAGCTAAATACAAATGGTCAAATGATGCTTATGAGCTTCTAACTAAAACAGTAGATCAGCTCAATATAGATGAGGAACGAGTAACTCCTGATCGTTCTGCTGCTCTAACTAGACTGGCTTTTGAATGTGTAGAAATGGGTATGTCTAATGAAGAGGTCTTCGTAGTTCTACTAGATGCAGATGAACGCTGGGGAAAGTTCAAAGATAGAACAGATAGAGATAGACGCCTTGAAGGATTAATAAGCTATATTAGAGGAAAGAATGCACATACATTAGAAATAACAGATCAATCTACAATCTACAGATTCTTAGATTTTATGACTACAGATATTAGACTAAGATGGGTTATTCCAGGAGTCATCCCCGTAGCAGGATCAGGACTAATATTTGGACCACCCGGAGTCGGTAAGAGTATGTGGTCATTAAGAATGGGCATGGCTGTAGCGGCCGGTAGGGAACAATTTTTACATTGGCCTATAGAGAAGCAGTTAAGAGTTGGCTTCGTTTCCTTAGAAATGCCACATGATGAGTTAAAAGAATTCTTCTATGACATGAAGGTTCCTGAAGAAGAAGCTCGAAAGTTACAAGAGAATTTCTTTGTTTGGCCTATAGGACATGCTTATCCTTTTGATATTCCTGATCAACAAATAGAGATACTAAAATATATAGATCAATATGAAATTAAATTATTAATTGTAGATTCTTTAGGTGCTGCATTATATGGAGATATCAGTAGTGATAACGAAATTAAGAGATTAAATAGTTTCTTAAATGAAGATTTAAGGAAAGATAGAGGCTGTGGTTATTTTTTCGTACACCATCCAAGAAAACCTGGAGCAGCAGAATCTAAAAAACCTAACGATTTCTATGATGCCTTTGGATCAGTTTACATTGTAGCAAATGCACAAACTGTTCTTAATCTAAATCCTATGACAGGAAATAAGTTTAAACTTAATAGCTTTAAGAATAGACTAACACGGGATGCTAATAGTGTCTTATTGGAGAGAACAGATAACAGAGATTTCAAAATAGTTAACAAAATTGAGGAAGAGGTTAAGCCTAGTGATCTTCTTCAATTAGGGAGGAAGCATGTCTCTTAAATTGAATATAGGGATGGTAGAGCTTCCTAGTTCGGAGGACTACTTACGCTTTTTAAGCTATTTAGAGACAGTTTCACATATTGCAGTTGACACAGAAAAAGATCCAATTACTGATAGATTTCTCGGATTTGCGATAGCTTATCTCAAACTAGGAATGTATTTTCCTATAGGACATTTAGAAGAAGGAAATATTAATGAAGAAATTTATATTGCTACAGCTAAATTACTTCAAAATCATAAATTAAGAGTTTTTCAAAATGCTTCACACGATTTGCAAGATTTTGAAGATTTAGGTTTACCTTTAAATGGCAGATTTGCAGATGTTATGGTTCTAGCTAATATGATAGATGAAAACATTGTCAGTAAAAAACTAGACTATCTACATAAATATTTTTGCAATGGAGAAGGTAAGAGAATGCATCCCTTGATGGCGAATATCATCAAAACTATGGGATGGCAATATGTTCCACTACAGCTAATGTATGACTATTGTATGCAAGATGCTGTAGCGACGTCTGAAATTTTCGATATGATTGAACCTATGTATGTCGAGCAGTTTGGTCCCTTATTCCAAGAGTAGGAGAATTGAAATGATTGAGCTTTACGATGAGGATAACGAACTTCACACCTATGGTGAGAAAAACGAGGAAGGTGTATGGGAGATTAAAGGAATTCATGGTGTAACTTACAGTTCATCTAATGAAGTAGTCGAGACTCTTCACGAATTAGCTCAAGAAGCAGGATTTAAATCTTGGACCATAAAGGTAATTCTTTATAAGTAGGGTAAAATGAGTACATATGATGGATTTCTAAAAGCTAACAAACAATGTGAAAAATGGAAGGCAGCTTATACAAATTTATCTGAAGCTTTAGAAGAGAGAGAAAGAAAGATTTGCTATCGACAAGGAATTTTTGACGAAGATAATATCTACATCAGAATAAAAGAAGTAGAGGCTAAAGTTAAGCTTCTTCAAGGTTACTTAGCTAAGTACAACTTCTGGCGAGGAGAAGTTGAGAGACTGTATTATTGTATGGATCTAGAATGGAGAATTAGAAATGGAGCAACTTCCACCAACGTCGTGGCACCTATTCGACGCAGAGAAGGGTTGGTCAGCCAGACAAACCGATCCGGTAGGGTCTCCTAATCGTTGGGAAATTAAAGAAGATTCTACAGGTAAAGTCAAAATTCTCAATGAAGAAAGATTCAACAAACTTCGTGAAGGTGAATTGGAGTTGATTTTCAATGATCCTGCTTAAATGTAAATGCGAGGAATGCAGAGACATTAAGGCTGCCATAGCTACAGTAAGTTTTACTGTTGTTATTCTTGCGGCTTTAATCACAGTAGCGGTGATCTTCACATGACCAATCCTATTCCAGAGCGCATCTCAGATGAAATGTGGGAAGAACTGTGGTTAGAATGCACAGTTCCAGGAAAACGTTTAGGAGGTTTCTTTAATCCTAAAACAGGCTATCATGAAGATAGAAACGGTAATCCTCCAACAAATTATTCTGTTATTTTACTACTAGATAAGCAAGGTTCAGGAGAACTTTGTGCAGGATTTGACTTAACTCTTAGTGATGAGCAAATGAAAATTGTCACTAAGAGAGTTATGGATTCTTGTCTAGATCCTCGTGATCCTCGTTGCAACATCTTGAGAGAGTTCTTCGGGACTCTAGATGGTAAGACAGTTGTAGGATTACGTCACAATAGTCTAACAGATGCTTGGTTTAAAGTAACTTCTGATCTTAGCCATTTATGGCATAAGCACTATAGTATCTTCCGCGCCTTTACACAAAATCGTAAGTTACTTGCAGACTTCATGACTGTTGTTAATGGAGTCTCTTATGAGGAATGGGTAGGTGAAGAAGAGGACATGGGTATTATTGGTCTTAAAGAAGGCGACAGAGGTCAACGTGTTAGATACCTACAGAGAAGATTAGTCAAATTAGGTTTTGATACCATCAATCCTGAAGAAGATCCTGAAGATTGGCGCTATGATGGTATTTGGGGTGAGGGAGTTACCAGAGCAGTAAAAGCTTCTAGAACAGTCTTCGGCTATCAAAATCCTGATCTAAAAGAGATCACAGGTTGGCACGCAGAAGATATGGATGAAAAATTAGCTAACAAGGGGAAGATTACTATAACTCAAGTAAAGAAAGAGATCACTACTTGGTTTGAGAGTAATAGAGATAAATTCCCTTCCGCAGACACAGAAGAAATTATCGAATCTCTAAAGCAATATTTAATGACTAACAAGGAAGAATTCCAAGGAGAACCTGGACAAGATGCTCCCGATACTATTACAGTTAGGTTTGAAAGAGCTGAGTAATGGATTACATCATTGCAATCGAGGGAGACAAGACCTTAACTATCTACAGTAGATTAGGTTCTGTTACTCCAAAGTCAAGTAACTACAAAGATATTTTAGACATAGCTGCTGAATTTATTGAATCAACTACATCAGAACCTACTAAGGAAAAGAAGTTTGGCATGATTCAAACTTATCGCACTCTAAAGTTTGATGGGAAGTTCTTATGGGAAGAACTGAGCAGCCTTTAGAATACGTTGATTCCGTACCTCACCTTGACGCTGATAATCTCAGATTTGCTTTTGTTTATGATTTAGAGTCACCACAGGTTGTTGCAGGTATTGCTGTTGTCACTAATGACGGAGAGGAGCTAACACGATTTACCTTATCCAAAGAAGCTGTCTCTAAGTTAGTTTTCTTCTTTGCTCAAAACATCGAAACGTTAGGACTTGATAAGTGAACTACTCTGACCCTATGCCAAAGTTTACAATCAAGGCAAAAGACAATATAGCTTTGGAAGCTATTCGCTACTATGCTCAGGTTTGCAAATGGATGGGTCTTTTCGATCAGGCAAAAGAAGTTCATGAAGCTATTAAAGAAATTGAAGCATGGCGAGAGAGAAATCCGGATCATTGCAAAAATCCTAATCATTTTCACAAACCAGTTCAGTATGCTATAGATGAAAGGACCGACAAAGGTGACTGAGACTCCGCTACACCCTGACGCTCATTTTAGTATTAGATCTAATGCGATAGTTTTAGTCAGCGGTGAAACTGAAACTACTATATTGCATCTAGACAGTTTTATTGCTAGATGGGTTGTCTCATCTTCTTTTACTCATCTAGAGTGGCTAATTAAGTCAGCAGCTGCTTTCCATAAGATTCCAGTTAAGGATGTGCGCTTTGCAACCGACAGGCCAGATTTGGAGAAGAAGCTTCCATAAAGAAGCTGTGGAGCTAGCTATTCGTGGTGGTGCTCAAGCTATGCTCCTATTTTGGGGAGCAGGTGATTTAGTCTTAGACTTATGGGAAACTAATTGGCAAGGCTTAGGTTCTGCGGCTGTAGCAGGCTTTTTACTCTCTTATTTAACTTCAATTGCTGCAAATAGGGTAGGTTCTCGGTCTACAGCAAGATTTAGTGGTAACGAATAGAAATGAAGGTCAGAATTAATGAGAATTTTTGCACACCTTATTTTTGATACGAAAGCGAAAGCAACAGTCACACCTCATCCTGATCCTGAAAATACTCAAGTTACTATCACTGTCGAAGATGTTGCCGGACAGCGAGTTGTTATAGAAGTACCTGCACTTGAATTCTTAAGCATAGGAAATAAGAAGAAATGAAAATTGTAGGAGTGAGAAAATTTGCAGATATCTTAATGCTTGAGTTAGACCATGGACCCAATGTATCTGAGTTAATAGAATATTGCAAAAAATTAAATCTCAATGTAGGCAATGTCAAAGTTTCAAGAATTACATATGACAATGACAATGTAACAATGGCTTTATCTATCGTAATTTCAGATAAAGCTACTGAAAAAAGAATAATGGAACATATTCCTCTTAATGCTCTAAGATACGAGTAGGCGACCAGACCTGGGGAGGCACCGGGCCGCTGTCAGCCACGCTGAGACCTGGTGATCATGGTCCTGGTGTGATCCTATGGGTAGAGGTGTTGATCTTGTTACAGGCGCTCTCAGGCTGTTTTCCCTGGTCAGAGGGCTGGGATTAATCACAATTGGAGGCACATAAGTTATGGATAGCGTACAGGATAAATATCCTTATGAAGAGGGCAACGTAATCGTTCTCGGACCAGAAATTTTTGCTAGCAATGATAGAAATGTAATTTGTTGGAAAGGAAACAATTACTACGTTAGGAGCAATTTACAACATAACTCTCATTTAGAGAAAGCTAAAGAATATCTTCAAAGAGTAGATGATTTCATTCTTACTATAGAGGAATATCAGAGGCGTAATGTCTCTGCAGCTCGTGCTCTATATGCTCCGTGGTTAATGGAACTGCATACTCAAGCAGCAGAGTTACACTTTGGTATAGCCTATTTGGAGAAATAGGAATAAATGACTCGCAGAATCACTAAAGAAGAACTTGAAAAGCTTTTTGATAAATTGCATCCAAGAGAAGGTTTTGTAGATTCAGGAGTTTATGGCACTTGTAAACGTTGGTGGGTTATGGGAGCATTAGAGAGTAGGAAACAAAAATGACCCTAGTTGAAGCAGTTATGAAAGGCTACGACATTAGTATATTTGGTCCCAATTCAGGAAATCAGATTTGGATTGTAGTACATCATAACAAAGCTTATGCCAGAGAGGGAATTCTTATTTCTGAATTTAATGCTAATTCTTTAGCCATTGCTGTAGCTACGTGTGTGAAAGTTATCTAGTGTTAACCGCAATTTTAGAAGATGGTCCTGCACCTCAAATAATACGAGTTCCTAAACTTGAAATTTCTATACAAACTGCGACTCAAAAAAAGCCATATATGTATTTGAAGGAGTCTATTGAGAGTAAATTATTAGTTCATATTTATACAAGAAACCTAATATTATTTGATCACAATAACAATATCTACGGAGCAACCTACAAATTTTCCTATACAGCAGGTGATTAAATGCCTACCTTGTGGGAAATCGAGTCAGACTATATTAGGCTGCTTAAAGAACTTAAGCACAATGGAGTTAAGAGAGATGCAGAATTTTGTAGACCTAAGTTAGCTAAAGGACGACAAATCTGTAGTCAAATTCAAACAGAGTTAGGTTGGAACCCTGGTAGTACAAAACAACTTGGAGAGTTCTTATTAGGAGAAATGGGATATCCTGTTCTAAAGCGAACAGAGAAAGGTAATCCTTCTTTTGATAAACATGCACTTGAAGAATATCAAGAACTGCTTGAAGCTGATGGCAGTGATGTAGCTCAAAAAGTTGCCCGTTATAGAGGATGGCAAAAAACCTATTCATCTAACTATAAAGCTTATTTAGATTTAGCAGATAAAAAGGGTATTATACATCCTAATTATAAACCCCATGGTACACGCACAGGTCGCTGTTCTTGCGAATTACCTAATCTTCAGCAAATTCCAAGAGAGTCTGAGAAAGAATGGAATGGAGATTTAAAGAAAGCATTTATTCCTCGAAATACAGACCTTCATCTTCTGCTAGAGAAACCTTGGCCCGACCTTTCTTCCACGCGACTTATTGAGTTTGACTATAAACAACTTGAAACTAGATTATCCGCGGCTGTAGCGGTAGAGCAAGACTTATTAGATGCTTTCTCTTATGGTATTGATGTTTTTCAAGTAATGGCAGATCGCCTTGGATGGGATAGAGATTCAGTTAAGTTATTTTTCTATATGACTTTATATGGTGCTGGTATTGCTAAAATTGCTCTAATCTTTAAATTAGATATAGAATCCGCAACAGAAATGAAGAGAGACTTTTTTAGAGCTTATCCCAATATTAAAAAATCAATAGATCAAGCTAAACACATAGCTATGCAAGATGGTTTTATTGAATACTGGACGGGTCGTCGTCGACATCTAACTTTTGATCACAGAAAAGCTTTCAACTCCTACGTTCAAGGAGGAGCATTTGAAATCGTAAAAAGAAGTATGTTGAGATTGCGCAGATCAATTAATTATCCTCTAGTTCTGACAGTTCATGACTCTGTGTTAGTTGAATTGCCCGCAGAACATTGCACAGAATCAACGTTAGAATCTATTAAGCAAACTTTAGAAGCTGTTCCCGAATCTTCTGAAATGGGAGTTAAATTTGCTGTAGATTATAAGGAATGGGGTAAAAAATGAAAATTCCTGGTTGGTTGCCTTGGTTTATTTGGAAGCGACTACAAGATAGAAGGCACAATAATCTTAGAAAAACACTTTCAAAAGATGAACAGAAAATTCTAGATGATTTCGGATTATTAGGGTTACTTAGATACAAAAACCTTTATGATTCTTGTTCTCTAGAGAAAGGATGTAGGAAGTGAACTTCACTCACCGCTTCTATATAGAAGCTAATACAGCTCAGTGTCAAGATTGTTCTTGGACTTATAATTTAGAATTTGAAAATGGATTAAATCATGTTGTTAGAGAATGTGATGAACATTATATTAACAAACATTGCACTGTAATTCCTAAGCAGATTTTAGTAAGTTATATTCGTCTGCAAAAAAATGCTAAAATTGAAGTAGAGGCAGGTGAATCTAGACGAGGTTTAATAGATTCTTACGAGAAATTAATTTCTGAGATTCAAAAGTATACTTGGAATTTAGAAGAGGAGTTAAAGTGAATAAAACTCCACTCTATATTGAAAAAGGTACTATTCGCTGTGAACGTAAAAATTGTAAATGGACATATTTTATAACAGATTGGGAACTTATAAATTTAGATCCTATTGAAACTATTAGAAAGCAACATAATCAAGAATTTCATACGATTACTGTAGATAAAGATGAATGGGAACACTACAAACAGCTTGCTCAATATTTACGAGAAAGAATCAAAGGAGAAACCGATCCTTATATTAAGAACGCTTTATTGCCAATTGAGAGTTATCTGAAAAATGTACGATGATATTAAATACATAGCAATTGATCCTGGAGAGACTAATGGTATTGCAATATATGATGACCGCTACAGTCTGAAGCTTTTACAATGCATACCCTACAAAGAACTTAAACCTTTTCTTGACCAATTCACAGGTATTAAAATTTGTTTGTGTGAGGATTACATCGTCTATGAACACAAAGCACAAGCACACACAGGATCAAGATTAACAACGGCTAGGGCTATAGGAAGAGTTGAAAGTTGGGCAGAAGACAATAAAGTAAAATTGATTAAACAAGCTGCACAGTATTATAGTCTAGGTTTTCGCTTTATGGAAAAGAGAAAGCCACCTCGAAGTGATCCTCTTTCTCACGCTAAAGTTGCTCATGCACATTTTGTGTACTGGGCAGTTAAAACCGGTCGCATCAACCCTAAGGAGTTTGTAAAGAAATGAGAGAAGATAACTTAAAACTTATTCAAAAAGAATATGAAGCTGACCCAGCATTGAGTCACATGAGAAGCGAGTACATTAATTATGTACCAGGAAGAGGCTCGCTACAGCCTAAGATAATGATAATAGGAGAAGCTCCAGGAAAATGGGAGAATTACCACAAAAGTCCATTCATGGGACAATCAGGAACTCTCCTCTTTAAATTAATGAAGAGAGCTAACTTCACTACGGATAACTGCTTTATTACCAACGTAGTTAAATATCGTCCCATAGACCCAAATGGAGATAATCGTACCCCTACCCGCAATGAAGTTAATGCTTCTCTACACTATCTCATGAGAGAATGGGTAATAATTAATAAACCGGAAATTATCATTGTTTTAGGAAATATTGCTAAATCTATTTTTGACATTAAAGGAAATATAACAAATATTGTCGGAAGAAAAATTAGGATTAGTTCTGATAAAATTGTAATTCCTATGGTTCATCCATCCTATCTTTTACAGCAACCTTTCAAACAAGAGCACCATGAAAAGATTTGGGCCAGTTTGAGACCTTTGTCTAAATAAAGTTAAACCCCGTCCTCTGTGATGGGGTTTAACTATAGAACATTACTAATTAAAACTAAAATTAGAGAAACTACTAAACTGCTTAAAGCCCCCACTAGAGAAGCTGTTACCATAAATCTCATTTTTCTTCTATAATGTACCATAGCTTTCTGTTCTTCTTCAAGCAATTGAATTCTAAAGATAGGAGATCCATCTTTGAGTTCTTTAACGTCACTTTTTAAGTCGGATAAATCGTCCTTTAAACCTTCTAATTTATCGGACATCATTTCTCGAAGATGACCTAATGAAGCAGCTAACACTTCTGCATCTGTAGCTGCCATTATAAGTAACTCGCGGGATTAACGTGCCGCCCATTCATTCTCACCTCATAATGAAGGTGCGGACCAGTTGACATTCCTGTTGAACCTACATAACCAACAAGCTGTCCTTGCTGAATATACTCTCCTACTTTTACAGCCATACGTGATTGGTGAGCATAATATGTCTGCAAGCCGTTAGCACCACCTAACACAACTAGATTGCCATATCCACCTTGAACTCCTGAAGTTTGTACCACACCTGAATGAGTTGCATAAATAGGAGTTCCTTCCGCTACAGCCAGATCAATGCCAGTATGAAATTTAAGACCTCCTGTAATAGGATGTTGTCTCTGTCCATAACCAGATGAAACATTATAATTACCTAAAGGTCTACCTAAATTACCTTCTCCAGTTAAATCTGAACGTGTGAAAGCAGAAACATTTGCACTAATTAAAGGAATCTGTGCTTTCTGGCGCTGCTTCCGAGTTTCGGCCCTTTGTAACTCTTGCTCTGTCCCTAGTCTGTTGATTTCTTTTATGCCCTCTAAATCTCTATAATAGTCACTGGGATCAAAAGGTTGTCTATTAAATTGGAAGCCTCTAGGTTTATAAAATTCTCTTTTTGGTTGGCTGTAGCGATCAATCAGCTCATTCAGCCAGTCCATACTCATCTTTCTTTCCTTCTTTCTTTTCGGACCATTTTATCGAACATCTCTTGAATCTCAATGGATGCTTGCTGTCTATAAGGTCCAGAACCTGTAACTAGACTACCTGTTAACAACCAATTAATAAGCTGCTCCGGCTGCCAAGGTTCATCCGAACGACTTAATCCTGTAACTCTAGCTCCAATTCCAACAGGAGGCACTTGTGTAGCTAAATATCCTGCTGCTCCACCTTCTACTTCTTCTAAAGGAATTCCAAGAGAAGTGTGTCCTGTAATAAATTCAATAGGTAGACCAAGCGCAGGAGTAATACTTGAAATAAGTGCTTTTCTTGGATTGCCTAGTTCTGAAATTTGATCTGTAAATGGATTCGTAGGGTTAACAATAGTATAACCAGGAGTTTCACCTTTCCAAGTTTCTTGCCTGCTAATCATATCTCCAAAAGGATGTCCCGCAGGATATAAGGGTCCTATACCTTTTTCACGCAACCAATCAGGAAACATCTGATCCATAGGGAAAGGATCACCAGGTCCTTGACTCTCAATTCCAGTTATTTCTTGTAAATTAGACATAGCTTTAGGAAAAGCCATTGTAATATGAGGGCGCATAGCCATTCCCTCAAATATGATTGGAGTTGATTTTCTCATCCACGAATAGAAGGGAATAATTCTTCTCATTACTGACTGTTCAAATCCAGTTAAATCTGAACCATCTGGATGCCACTTCTTAACTCGGCGACCCGCTTCCTCAATAGCATCTCTCAAGTTCTTAAATTTAGACTTTCGTAATACATCAATAAAATGAGCTAGTCTAACAAAGTGATCTCTCATTTCAGAAGCACCCGCAGCAGTCCTATGAACTCTACCACCAAAAGGAGAAAATTTAGTATTAAATGTTCCTGAAAGTTGAGAAGTGTCACCAACAAGGTCTTCTAACAATGGAGCCCTTAAAAGAAATCCCTGACTCTCCGCAGCTTCGTATATTTGTTGGTTAGTTAATTTATGTCCACCTGCTGTAGTTACTAATGCATCTCCTGGTCTGGCTGTAGTGGCTGCTTGCCTTAATTTCGGATCAGCAATATTAAGAACACTTTCCATATCCTTGTATTTACCTTTGTGAGCCCACTGAACCTTAGCAGCCATAAGATAAGGAGTAGTTGTAGTAACTCCATCTAGTCCAGCTAAGAAAATATCACCATTTAAATTTCTGATGTGGTGACTGGGGCTGTAAATAGTAACACCAGTCTTCCACATTCTTTGGATTTTATCAAAGAGCTGCAAAATCGGAGGTCCAATTTTAAATTTATCTGTTTCTAATCTATGCCAAACAGCATTTAATTGCTGAGCAATTTCTTTCGGAAAGTAAAAACCCTTTAATCTGTCTATATCAACAGTGTGTTTAAACTCACCACCAGATACAGGCATTCCCCATCTAGCAGCTGCATCATCTAACATAGCATTCTTACGTAAAGCTAATTGCATACTTCTAGTTAAGGAATAAAGAGCTTCAGCTGGTTCCTCTATATCCCATTCTCTCCAAGAATGCATCCAATTACCCTCGGTGTAATCAAATTCTCTACCTAATGCATCTGATCCTTTTTTATTCATAAAGCGCAATTGAGGAGGAAGTTCCTTATTAATTTCTTTTAATGTCAATCCACTGCGAAAAACTACAGCTTCTGCATTATGCGCCCCATGAGTTCCTAATAGACTCTCTACCATTGCCTGAAACTGACCGGCAAGCTCCCCATCATCAGGACCAGCAGCGACCCTACCTTGGGCAGCTCTGAAGGCTTGCTGTCGCTGTGAACGGGTACTATTGCGTACTAAAGGAGTCATTGCACGTTCAAAAGCTGCTGCCACATTACGTGCAGTATCAATGTATTCTCTTGCAAAAGGTCGTAAATCTTTAGCATTAAACCAGGTAGCAAACCTCATCATAATAGCTTCAACAACTTTAGACTGATTAGCAGCTTTTCCAAGAAACTTAGGATTAGCCTGCAACACGTTGTAAATTTTGTTATTTACTTTATGAATAATATGCGCATCAATTTCTCCATACATTGAACGTCTAATAAGTTGCCTAGCCTGTTGGTGAATTTCTTCGTAAAGCTCGTCTCGTCCCGGATTAAACAAATCTAACATAAATTCTTTAGCCTTTTTAGCTTCTACAGAAGAGGCTCCTGCTGTTTTAGCAATTTTAGCTAATTCATCAGAAATAGAACCACCTAATTGCTCTATTCTAGAAGGAGCCAATACAGCTTTAGCAGCTAGACTTGTTTTACTAGCTGTGCTCAAGACAGGATCTAAGATATCTTGAGCAGTTATAGCAGCTGTAGCAGCTTTAGTATCTTCTACAGCTTGTACAGCTCTACCTGCTCTAAAAGCATCCACCAGTTCATTAGTTAAAGCTTTTGACCCTCCAGCAGCTGTCGCAATATCGCTCAATCTAGTTGAGAGACCTTCTCTATCAACTAACTTTCTTCCAGTAGTTAATAAAGCATCTTCTGCTATACGCAACATTTGGTATGCAACAGAACCTCTAGCTTTTGCAGGAACATTTTTCAAAACCCAGTTTTGTACTCTATTAAAGAGATTAGTCTGTCCTACTGGATTAATTTCCTCAAACTTATTTGTCCTCATAAAGCTATTTGCAATACCTAAAGCTTCTGTTTGTCGCGTTGTAGATAAGGTAATTTTAGGAAATTCTACTTTAGCAGCAGTTGCCGCTACAGCAGGCACAACACCTTCATCAAGCTTTGCAAGTTGTTTCTTTATCATATTTTTCTGAACAGGACTCTTAACAGAATCAACCTGTGATTGAAGAATAGCACGAATTACATCTTTACTAGCATTTGGAGGAATTATACTAACTTGTTGTGTGCGTAGTCTCTCCCAGTTTCTACCTTGGGAACTAATTTGTTGCAACATTTCTGTAACAGAAGTTGGAGAAACTGCTGTAGCAGGATCAATAGTTGCTAATTCTTTAGAAGGAGTAGAAGGGCCTGGACCTGCCATAAAAGTTCTTGGAGGATCTTGAACCTGATCTTTTAAAGGAATAGTTGGTTTAGGAACTGGAGGATTTTCCGAAAGTCCCGCAGCTCGTCGAGAGATATTCTCAGTTAATTCTCTAGAAGCTTGTTCTGTTCCTTCCTCTACACCTCTTAATGCAGCAACACTTTGCTTTGTTCCTTGACCTAACTTAGAAGCTAATCCCACACCTAAATATGTCAAAGGATCAAGAGCAACATCTAAACCAAAACCCGCTACACCTCGTCCTGCTCCTGACTCCATTCCCGCAGCTTCTAAAATATCACTACCCGTTGTCTTATCTTTTCCTGTTAAACCTCTTCCTATATCAGTAAAAGATTGAATGTATTGATCTGGATGTCTCTCTAACGTTTCTGCAAAACTCGCTCGTCCCTGTAATAAATCTTGTACATGTGGAGCTTCAAGAGTGGTTTTAATAGGATTTGCTACAGCATATAGAGGTCTAGATAATAAATCTAATACACGCATTATAGGTGATGGTCCACGAGGATCAGCTCCCTCCTGTAATTGAAAATTATATTTTTCAACAGCAGGAGCAGATAGAATGGCACTAGAGATAGTTGCATTTTGAGATGCAGAAGGTAAAGGTCCATGAGAGGCTTGCATCTTAACTAACTCTCGTAAGACCTCATTAATTTCTTCTCTAGAAGCCATCTCAATAACCAATCATAGGAAGTTCATGCTTCAATCTAATAAGCTGAGATAAAGCACTATAAGCTTGAGAACTAATATCTCCGTTCTCATACATAATCTGAGCTAATTCTAACCAATATTCATCAGGTGTTGTAACAGATGTACCGGGGATTCTACCAGAAACCTGATTTGCTAAAATAGGCTCCGAGCGTTCAATTTGTCTATAAGCATTAGAAACTTCGGAGCGTAATTGCGTAGGCAACTGTTGCAGAAGAAGATCAGGAGTCAACTCTACATTTTCAGCCTGAGCCTGAGATTGTAAAACTTGCCACAACATCTGCATTTGCTGTTGCTGCTGCTGTGCTGCCTCTCTTTGTGCTTGTGCCTGCAATTGAGCTAAAGCTGAAGTTCTTTCTGCCTCAGCCATAGATATTTCACTAGAAGTATTAGCTAAATAATCTTCTAGCTGTTGCATTAAATCTGTTTGTTTGTTACTACCAGTTAGTCTAGCTAAAGGTGCTCCTTGTCTATAATAGCTTTCGTCAATTTCTCCAATGTCAGCCATCCTTTGTTCATTAATAGCACCTAAAGTATCTGCTAGCGCCATACCTTCGGCTTGACGTTCTCCTTGAGAACCTAATACTTCAGGTGCAGCAGCTTCAATTCCTAATTGTCTATATAAATCTGCCTGTTCTTTAGCTACTTTAGTATAGTGACCTTCTACAGTTGAGCGCAACTCACCAAAAAGCTGAGAAACATCTTGCTGAGCTTCTTCTGCTTGCTGTCTAACTTGTGGAGCCAGTTCTTCATAATTCTCAGCTAATGCTCCATACATATCTCCAATTTCTTGTTTACCTTGTCCTACTCTCTGTTCTGCTCTAGACATTAAATCTTGTAGTGCGGCAATTCTGGCATCATAAATAGGATTTACTTGATTAGCGTAGCTATTAACTTGTGGTTCTTGCTGAAGTAATTCTAAGAATCTAGCAAATAAATTGTCTACAGAAGTTGTTGTTGCTGAAGAAGGTGTAACAGAAGGTGAGGTAGTTGAAGGTAATGTAGGTCTAGTAGGAGCAACAGGTGTAGGTCTAAAAGCAGGCTGATTTCTACTAAAACCTAATAGATGATGTTCTAATTCCTCAGGTAACCAGGATTTAGCTGCACGTAGAGGAGCAGTAGCAATATCAGTAGAGATGTTAGTTCCCTGCGCTAATGCCGCTTTTAACTGATCCCACCAGGAAGCCATAATTACCTTCTTAAGCCAAATTAAATCGAGAAGCTCTCCTATTAAGAGCTTGCTGTCTAGCCTGTTCCGCAGTTAACTCTTGTTCTCTTTTAAAACCAGTTTCTTGTGAGGCCAGATCAGCTAACAACATAGTTAAGTTTTGCTGCATCATTTGAAGCTGTGACCCAAAATCTTCTTCAAATTCTCCACGTTCTTGCGCAAATAAACCAGAATGAAGTAATCCCCTAGAAGCAAATTCATCACGCATACGCTGAAGTTGTCTATCTCTATCTTGCTCTAGCAATCCTTCAGTCTGCCCAAAGCTAGTTTTAGCTTCTCCCTCTCTTCGAGTTAAATCACTCAGAAAATCAGAGAGACTTCTCTGACCCCCTCTAAGAGATTGCTGGTAAATATCGTCTCCAGCTAAGAAGTTTTTAATAGAAGGAGGCTTAGGATTAGGTTTAGGACTAGGTTGCGTAACAGGCTGAACAGCTCCCGAAGCTATAGGCATATTAGGAGGAGGTAAAACACTCTTCTTTTTTTCAGGAGGCTTAGCTGTGCTTATTCTAGCTTTCGGCTTAGGAGTAACTTGGCTCTGGTAGGTCATTCCATCTACAGTTGCAAATGGACTTGTCATATTTTCCTCCCCACATCTGGAGACATATAATCGCTGTTTTGCATTGCCATTAATCTACGCAGCAATGCAGCTCTACGTGCGGCGGCACGTCTGTCTCTTTCTCTGTAACCTAATTTATCTGAAGGTCCTATATTAGGATAAGGTCTTCCTGCACCATATATTTTATTTCCTACAGCGTAAGGAAGAAACTGTTCCATCAGCTCATCCTTTCACTGACAACTTGTTTAGTTGAGATAATAGCGAGAATAGAGAATAATTTAGTCTGTTGTGTATTTAAACCATTAGTTTCTAATTGAACAGAAAAATTTACCTTCCTAAAACGTAATCCTTTGTGAAATTTTACAAGTTTATTTGTATTAAATATCAAATCCGCAGCTACACTATCTGTTATTAAAAAGGAACCTGGCTCTGGATTATCCCAAGTTCCTTCGTCTTCATCCCAATCAGCTTCTCCTTCGTCCCACGTAGGAGAGAAAATTAGTGTAATAGGTTTAATTCCTGCGACAATAGTATTTCCGGATATAAGGTCTGCTCCCCACCAAAAGAGTCTTTTATATCTAATAGGATCAGCCATATCATAATCTTTAGTTGTAGCAATGCATTTAAAGGTATGAGTTCCGAATCCCTCAGAATCTATCACAGTATGTTCATCATGCATTTTTATAATTTTATATCCACTAACGTCATTCATATCAAAAGAATAAGTAGAGAAATAAGAATCTATTCCTGTACCAGGAGAAGTATGAACTCTAACTAAAGGTCCAAAAATATGCCATTCGATAGTTGAAGTATCGTCTGTTTTTTTCCACTCAGACCATGTACGTGTGCGCAATCCAAATACATAAGTTCTATTGAAAAATCTAACTACAAGTCTATCACCAAATAAAGAAAGATGTTGATCTTCATATCTTGCCGAAGTATTCGGTGGCATTGAATTATCAAATTCAAAAGGAACCTTTAGATTAAGTAGTCCAAAATTATAATTCACAATCTCGTACACATTATTATGATGCAAACAATAAACTGTGTTTTCATGCTGTACTACACCATGGAAATCGTGCGAACCTACTACAGAATTAATTTCTCGTAAAATAGCTTCTTCTGGATGTAAATCATAGGCTAAAACATGCGTAGATTCACCCTTAAATAATAATAGGTTATCTTGATATACAATTAGATTGTTTAAAGAAGAACCATCTCCATCCGCAACATCAATAAAATTGGTTCCAGGCCAATCTGTAAAATCTCCTGCTTCTGAAAAGTTTAATCTAGAACTATTTGTAGCGTCCTTACCAGGAGCAATATACAATCTATTCTTATGAGTTACACAAGCAATTCCTCTAGGCATAGCATCTTCGGCTACAGCCCCTCCTGAAACAGTCCAAGAAATTCCACCGTTAGCAGAATCCGGAGTTGCTGGTAACCATACATTATTTTGGTAAACTTCCATTGTAATACATTCACGAGAGTTACTTCCCGGAGCTAATTCCGTCCAGGTTTCTCCTAAATCATCACTAACAAAAGTCTTACCATCTTGTGTTGCAAACAAGTAATTAACTTCACTAAATTCTACATGTCCAAATATAAGTAGTCTCTCATCCGTAGCTCCTTCTTCTACAACTCTAATTGCAGGTCTATATGTTAAGGAACCGTCAATATCGAGTTCAAAATTTAAACAATCAATTAATTCTTCATCTCCTATAACCACAGGATCAGCAGCACGATTTAGTCCTCCTACAAAAGGACCTAAACGTAATGCTTGTCCAGGCATTACCAATCCTCCGGCATCACCGTAATAGTAGGATAGTATTCTCTAGCTCCTTCTTGCTCTCTAAAACTTAGAATTCTAACATCTTCTTTATATTGCGCTCTATGTATAGTTGATGCTTCATAATCTTCATCCATAGCATGTGCTCTACTCAAGCAATAATCTACGATGGCATTATGGTATAATAATGGTAAAGATAGAGGACCGCTTGCCTGTGTGACCACTGTTGGTTTCTTAGAGTATAAAATCTTAAGACCGTTTTCCGCGTCCGCACTCGGGGTTGGGAAAAGAAAAATTTTCTGTTCGTAGGTCGTATAGATCGACGGCTGCCCTGTATGTTGCAGAGAGTTGTCCCATCCATTAACATATTTGTCAAACTCCTGTAGACTATAAGGAGAAATTCTAATATAAGCTTGAGTTCCCGAAGATTGCACTCTAATAGAACGTAAAACTAATAAATCTGTAGGAAAAGCATAAGTTTGCTGATCTTTTATTAGATTTACAGTTACTTCTTCCTCCATTACGCTCTCATTATGTAGAACTACATCATGTTGAGCTGCATTAATCCAACGTATAATATCTTCATCTGAAATTTGTACACCTGATTCGTCGCCAAAAGTATTTTTAACACTTGTAATAATTTCTTCTACATCCATTACAATCGCCGCATTTCATCGTCATACCAAACTCCATTATGTTTAATTCTACTTTTTTGATTTCCAAATAAGAAATTCATTTCATCGCGTAAAGCCTCACTATGATCTATCTTTTCTTTTAATTTAAATGTTGCTATCGCCGCATTTTGATCAGCCAACCTTCTTATAGGATCATTATGGATATTATCCATTCCAAAAATTTCAGCTAAAACTAAATGAGGCTCATCTCTTTCTGACACATATTTAACAATTGTTTCTGTTCTAGTATCAACAATTACATAAGGATTAGCTTTTTCAAACTTAGTTTCTCTTTTGTCTGGAGGTATCCATCTTAACTCTAAATTCTTATCATAATCCTGTAGAATTTCTGACAATTGATAGAATCTCTCAGATACCCAACTCCCATCTTCTAACATAATTGCTTTACTCATCTGGATGCAGCCCCATTAATCTGTTTGTTTCATTAGCTAATTCATAAAGATCCGATATACTGAAGGTAGCCGCTACAGCCTCAGATAGTACAAGTTTAGCAGTTAATCTCTCACGCTCTCTATCTGCAAGTGAACCTGTCGTAAATCCTTGAATAACTAATCCTGCCATCATCTGATCCTGTAACGAACCTTCTCCAGAATACGTAGGATCTGTCACGCGGGAGTCAGTCCTGTCTGCACACCATGAGCATTACGGCGGAAGGTGCCGATATCACAATACTTATAAAGCGTAGCCCTATAAGCATCATACTCGCCATTAGCGTCTGTAACCTGCTTCCACCGACTACCATCTCTATCGAGCCACGACCAATCACCATCGTTATAATAGCGAAGCTCACCCTCATTAATATACCACATAGTAGCAGGAGGAGAGTCGAAATCAACAACAACGGGAATCTCACCATTGCTAGTTGTAAAGGCAATGCCCGAGAAACCACCCTTAAAGGTAGTAGTATTGGTGTAGCGTCTCTGCTGAGCTAAAAGGTTAGCATAAGCTCTCTGGATGCCATCATCACAGAAAATAACGGAAGGATTACCTCCACCCCGCCGTCTAATTCTGTCACACATCTGCCTCATGCGACCCTCAGTAACAGCACCACCAGTTGAGTCAATATTGGCAGTCCAGACTTTATGTTCAATAGTGTAAAGTGCATCAAAAGCACCAGAGATATTAGTGATCTGAGCAAAGCCAGTCTTTTCTTTACCACGGCTTCCATGACGAGTTAGTTCATAATTAATATCAATAACTTCACCTACCGCAGCATCTAAAGTAACTACAATAGGATCTACAGTATCATCAATATCAATAATTTTGCGCTTAGAACCCGTTGCAGGAATAGCTCCAACTTCATCATAAACATCCACAACCATACCATGCTCTAAATACTGAGCATTGGTTGTGTGAAACTCATCCTGCGCCGCAGAACTGACTGAAGAAGTAGCAAGAATACCGGCATTAGTTCCGTACATCTGCCGGTTAATATCTTTCTTTAGCGTTTCCGTAACACCATTAACTTCTTGATCCAGCGCACTTGCAATAGCTTGAGGATCTTTCTCAGCAAGCTGAAAAACCTGACCAGTAAGCTGGATTGATCCGTAAAAATACTTCAGTTTAACCTGAGCATCTTCATAACCCTGAGTTTCCGCAGTAGGCAAAGGCTCATTTTCATTTCTAGCACCAATACCATGGTTGCGGCTAACCCGAGTTGCAAATCTAACATACTTACCACCAGTATTAGTGGTATAAACACCTTCACTAGAGCCTTCAATTCGTTTTGCTGCAACCATTTCGCTCTGGAGCTGGTCTCTAACTCGTGGTTCGATAATTTCCTTAAGGATATTATCAACCGTAGCCATAGTTGTAGACATACTTACTTATTTCCCTCCATGTTTGCAAGATGAATCGTTTGAGCAATTAAGTCTTTAGTTGCCTTACGATCCAACTTACGCGGGTCTGTAGTAGGTGAAGGAATTTCTCCACCACCGCCTAGCAACCAAGGAGCTGGTCTTCTCTTAAGAATTTCAGCTTCCTTAGCTTTCCACTCTTCTAGAGCTTTTTCTACAGATAATCCTCTATGAACAGCACGCATAACAACTTCTTCTTCATCAAAATCACCATATTTCTTTTTCAATTCTTTAAGAGCAGCATCTAATTTAGCATCTTCTGCTTTTTCTGCTTCAGTGGATTCCTGTTCCTGCTTTTGAGCTAATAAAATTTGTGCCATGTAATTAACTGTATTTTGAAGCTTCTCTAAATCTGGAGTCCCTGTTGGTGCTGTTTCTGTTTCTTTCTTAGCCTCTTCTTCTACAATTTTCTTCGCTTCTTTGGTACTGACTCCTAGATATTCACCTAAACGCTCATAAACAGCTTGGGGTTGAGATTCAATCAAGTTTTTAACTTTAATAGCTTGTTCAGCTTGATCAGGAGTAGTCCCTAAATTCTTCCAAGGCTCATAATCAGCTCGCATTTTATTTACATGTTCATCCCACTGCTTTAGAGTAGGAACAACTTCTTGTCTTTTGTCCTCAGGAACATACTGAAGAAAATCATTCCATGCAGGATTTCCACCTTCAACTAAAGGAATACCTGAATTAGCAGGAGTAATTTCCTCGTCAGGTCCACCCATACCTAGTTGATTATCCAAGGAACTATCTAGCTGTACGTTACCGCCCTGGCTAAAAGTTTGCATCAATAACTATTCTTTCTACTAGAGAGACGTCTTTTTAACGCCTCTTCGGAAAAATCTTCTCTTTTCTTTTTCTTTTTCTTCTTTTCTACATCACTTTTGCCATACTCTCCATAAGAGATAGCTACCATTTATTCTCCTTAAACCCAAATAGAAACCCATACGCCACCACCCGGCGTTTGAAAAGCTTCTGGCGTTAGCTCATTAATCCAGACAGTTCCAAAAGGATGTACTTCTGCCACAGGATCAGTATTTGCACTAATAACAGCAGCAGGTAAGAAATCTGTAGAAACAATAATTCCACGTTCAATCATGTCTCTAATTCTATGAACTTTATCATTCATAGTTAAACTATTGAGATAAACCTGAGAATCACCGGCAGCTAAAAGTGCAACATCCATCTGCGCTAAACTAGATAAGGCAATAACTGCTCCCGCAGGAATTGAAGATTCTGCTTTAGGAGTAGCTCCTCTATCTCCAGCAGGAAAGCTAATTACATTAGCTGTATCCATCATTACATGAGTAGTGGTCACTACTACATACCTCCTTGAGTCACATCTCCGGACCCTACAGAGGCAGGACCGGAGCCGTTAGGCTGTACCTGAGACGGATCTAGTCCGCTTTCTGGCCCTGGTCCTGCTGTAGAGGGTACAGGAGAACCTAGAGGCTGGCCAAGCTGAGCAGGTGCGTTTAAATTTTCTGGAGCAACTAGAGCATCTTTATGGTTTTGAACATGTTCATCAAAAAGTCGCTTCACTAAAGTATCTGCCATTTCATAAGCCTGAGTCTTGCGATATCTATTATGTCCTTCAATGTGTAAAAGATGATTATCATAATTATTTACAGGAATAATAAGTGGTGGAGGTAATGGCTGTTTGGTAATAGGGTCAGAACGCTCCTCTAGAGGTTTTTGATTCCATGCCTCAATATGCGCCATAACATCTTCAGGTTTAACAACTCTCATCTTTAGATTTTCGCGCTGAATCTGTCGCTGATCTACTTGAATTTCTTCATAAAGCTTTTCAACACCACCAAGTTCCAGAATTTCTAGACCTTTTTCTGGAGGAATAAATCCACTGTTCATTAGATCCATAATAAAGGCTTGTTTAGCTGCTCTAGATTTAGGTAGCATAGAGCCTGCTTCTACTCTAATATCTGTATTGCTGCGTAAATCTGAACCTAAGAATGTTTGAACATCAAAAGTTCTATCCATTCCGACAGTTTGAACTGTTCGAGGCTCATCCCAGTAATCTTTCACATAGCTTAAACACTGCCTAGCAATATCTTGAATTCCTTCTTCTTCAGAATCAAAATAACTTGAAATAAGAGATTCATCTTGTTCCTGAAGGTAAGAAATCGCTACAGCCGCAGTTACTCCAGGAGGCGTTTTTCCTTCTGAAACTTCATGCTGACCGGATAGGTCTGCAATGTCTGTATAAATTCTATTCACTTCTTCAGTTACATATGAAGGGAGATTCTGTAAAGGCATTGGTTTTGGAGGATTATATCCTGGCTTATAAAATATAACTAATCCTGGCTCAGACGTAATTCTATGCGCATCGAGTGATCCACGCTCGGCCGCAATTTGAGGTTTTGACATAATATTTTTTGCTTCAATAATTTGTCCTCGGGTTCTATTAAGTTCTCTTTGCAAGGGAATCAGGTCAACTAGAATAGATTCATTATAAAATTTTCCTGTAGGAATTCCATCAAATTTCGAGTAAGGATATTCTCCATGGTTATAAACGTGTCCAACTTGTCCCTGCACAACTTTATCATCTGCAACTGTTAACATACCACCATCAGGAAATTCTTTTAAGACTCCTGCATTAACCCACATTTCAAGAATAATAGTAGTATCTTCTTTATCTGGCTTATTGTTAATACCCATAACACTAAGCATATTAGAATCCACGATGCTGTGTGCCTTGCTTGCAGCATCCACTCCAAAAGTATTTTTTACATACTCTTTAGTTACAGTTTTAGCGTGAAATAAATATGGCTGACTCTGAAGCTTAGTTTCTTTAAGATCAGGGACATAAATATGAAAAGGAGTAATTGGATCAATTTGTACGTCACCAAATTTTCCAGGATTTGTCGGATCTTGTTTACTACTATTCCACCATTGCTTTGAAAATCCATTACCACAAACAACTTGCCAAAAAGCAATTTCTCTCATAATCTGTTTAAAAGCAAGTCGCCGCCAAAGACTATCCCAAATTGCTTCACCAGCCTGTGCTGCAAAAATATCTCTATCTTCAGAACTAGCAGGCATGATAAAAGCATTAGGCTTCTGAGAAGTCAATCGAGACATATCTCTACGACAAACTTTTCTAACCTGATTAATTACAGGTCTTACACGCCAATAAGGTGCTTCCGGTAAATGCAGATCAAAAGTACCTCTAGGTGCTCCTCTAGCATTTCTCCAAACAAAATGATGCTGTCCATAATAAAAAGATAAATTCATGTACCACTGGCGCTCTTGACGCCACCGTTCTGACTGTACCTTATTAAAAAGATTTCTCGCTACACCTGCTAAATGTTCTCTAAGTCTATCTGCTTGTCTCCCTTTCTCCAAGAATAGACCTGTCGACTCCAAATAAACCTTCTTTGACGAACTCTTCTCTTTCGTCGGTATCGTCATAGACCCCTACTCCTAAAGCTCTTTCCGCCTCACCAGCATCATCAGGCGAATATTTAGTATCAACTTGTAACTTCTCGTCGTCCAAGAAGCTCCTCAAGGCTGGGAACGTGGGAGCTTGTATCCTGTTCAGTAACTGGTAATTCTGATTCTGAAGTATTTCGATCATCTTTTCCGCTGTTTTCTGACCCTGTGTTGGAGTTAACGATTGGTGGATCAGCAATGCTACTAGAAGAATTATCAAAATCAGAAGGACTGTTGTTTCCACTTACATTCTCCTTAGAAGACAAAAATTCTGTAATTATATTTAGACCTGCAAGAATTTGATCTAATTTAGGTCGATCATCATCTTTTATAGTGGGAGGAGCCGCTACACCCGCCTGCGGCGGAAATAGTAGATTACTCAACTCTTTAATACAGAAGCTACAAATATAGAGTCTACCAAGATCGACTCCTACCTCATTAATATATTCCTGAATGTCACAACCTAAATCTACATATTTCCTCCCATCTTCCGAATTACTAAGACATCCCATACATCTGCCAGGATGCATCAAAGGTCTGGTTCCTACATGAAACTTAGACATAAGTTTCTTCCTCTCTATTTCTCTAATGTACACCCAATCATTTTCGGTGGGCAACCGATTGTATTTTGCCATAAACTCCTCAGGCTTCACACTTCTCCCCAACCGTACTGATATTCTTTCGTAGGTCTAACAAGATTTGTATCAACATGCCAAGGATATTCTGAAGGATTAGTCTCTGTCTTAGACCAGTTTAAAGGCTTCTTTCTAACTAGAACTGAATCGTCAATTTCTGGCATGAGAGAGAAGAAGTAACGAGCACTATCAGGACAGTGATCGTTTTTCTTTTGAGGTTCTTCTCTTTTATTGTTCTTATCTGTAGTTTTTGGAGAATCATAAGTCTTCCAACTATACATCCTAAACTCTCGAATTGTATTTGGACATCTTTCTGTTATGTAGTATAAGTCGTGTCTAAAATAATCATTCATTTTAGAAATACCACCAGCAGGATCTTTCTTACCTGGCATAACATTAATATCATAATTTCTGTATTCTTGAAAAACAGTGCTGCCTGTTACAATATTTCGTTGTCCCATCGCAGGGTCACCTATATAAAGCATAGGAACAATTTTTAATTCTTTGTTAATTGCATGAATTCTCTCAGCATGTTGTCTTACAGTCATATTTGACTGATAGTGCTCATAAAAAGTAATAACTAGACCTTCAGGACTAATCGCTTGCCAAAGGACTGCTGTAGGATTATTAATTCCTGAATCAATACTAACCATAAAGGTCCAACTACGAGGAGGCATCCCCGCAGGTATTATATGTTTTAAAGGATTAAATTCTCTAAAAATCTTACCACCTTTGGGGTGGAAAAGGCCCCCAATTCTGATTTCAGCATCTTCGTCATCAAGTTCATCTCTTATTGTTTCTCGTGCTGCCTCCGAAATATGAGGATTATCTCTGACGTCGATGTGAAATTTCTCTAGAGACTTCAGCTCTCTATCTAGCATCTTATCGTAAATCCATGTTAAGCCTTCTACTGGCGTCATTGTAATCCAATAATGACCATTAGTATCAGCTAAACGTAAACGAGATTCTGTAAAGATGGCTTTAGGACATTCTTCATCCACATGCAAAAAGTGTCTTGAAACTCCTGCAAAGGCATTTAAATCCTGATCATGTGTCATAATTTCTAGTCGAGAACCATTACGAAGAGTTAATTTATGACTCGCTTTATGATAGCTATCTTCCCAACTTCCGTTCTTTAATTTAGAAGGAGGTAACCATTGTCTAAGAGCTGGCTCAATGATTTCTTTCTCTCCTTTAGGGAAGTCAACTGTGATGATTCTCCCATAAATCGGGGGTTCGGGAGTTTTTATGTAGGGGTGTTCTCCGCAAAGCCACCAGCAATCTTCTACAATTCCAGCAACTGTTTTACCGGATCTATTTGATCCGAATAAAAGACGTCCTATAGAATCTGACTTATGAAAATCAGTCTGAGCTCCCTTGTGTGGGATATAGTTTAAGAAATTAGGTCTCTTAGACGCATTATTAAGACCGTCCGCTACAGCTCGTAATAGTTCATCTAACATTTTTCTTACTCTTTATAGTAGGTTGTAATTCTTGACAATTACACCAAGGGAAATGTAATTCCCTAATATTAGGATATCTTACTAACAAACACCAAGATTTATGCTCTGGCTCCTCATGATCCGTCATTTATACACTCCACCAGCAAGGACAAAAGCAATAAATATGCATATAATTACGATTAGAAGTCCTACACCCAATCCTACTAGGATATCTATCATGTGTATCTTCCTGCCGCTACAGCGCCCTCAATCTTCACTATCTTACACACCTTCCGAAATAGTTACTGTCCTGCTCCTAAGAATCTTAACGCTTGGATACAGGCATCTACTTCTGCCTGAGTTGGGATAAGTGAAGCTGATTGGGGGAATGATGGGAATTCCCCTCTAAGTAATAACTTCGAATCTCTCCCATCATGTTTATGAGCTCCAGGACTAGACTGATTTGCTCCCGGTCCCAAGGTGTGATGCTGCGCAACTTTTGAAGTGTCTAAATCTGATTTAGCATGAAAAACATTAAC